ATTTTATCTTCTATTTGTTTTTCCATTAGTTCATATTTTATTATATGATTAGCCATATCTTCACAATGATATTCAAGCCAACTCATAAGAAATTAATTAAGGTGTTATAATATTCACGGCATAACTCCACGCGTTCTTTGATTGCTTCTATTACTTGTTCGTCTTTTTCTACTTTGAAGACTTTCACGCGTCGGTTGTCTGGTATGTGATCAAAGTTATGTCGTTTTTGTACTTCGTCGCGTAGGTCTATACTTTCTTCTAATAAGTTAGCGTTCCAGTGTGCGCGTCTTACTTCGTCTTCTACCATGTCTGCGGGTGTGTTTACTAAACAATAACAAAGTAACGATTCAGTTTTGCCAGTAAGTTCTAAATATCCTTGAAGTTGGTAGTAATAGTCCTTATTAGGAATTTCCATAGCAAAAAAAGGAAAGGTAGTAGCGTCCCAGCTAGATTTTACATCTAATAAAACGCTGTCCGTGTTTACGTCGGGTGTTCCAGTCATCCAGTCATTGCTAAAATGTTCTTCGTTTTTCCATATAAACCCTAAATCTAGAACGTCAGACACTAAATTAATGGCGTCGTCTTCTACTAGTATACCTTTGTCCGTGTAACGGCTGTAAAATTGCTTTTTAATTCCGTACTTGTCCGCTATTACTTGTTCTTCTATGTATGTTTTAGCGGTCTGGCTTAACAACTCCCCCTTAGTGCGGGGGTTTGTCATTATTTTACCTATTGCCGAACATCTAATTTTAAAAGCATTCATAACGCGTTCAGTAAATCCGTTTGACCTTCTGTTAAAGTAAATTTACTTTCTAGTTCTTCGCGTGTGTAATTGCCAGACTGAATAGCTTCGACAGCTTTCTGGAATCGTTTAGCGTCAATCGTAGGTAGTTTCTTTACTTGTTCGCCGCTTGCGTCCGTATCTTTGTCGGTAACTAGTCCTAACATTGAACTAATAGCGTAACGTCTAACATAAGTAATAGCCGACCCCATAACTTGGAAATCATTCATTCCTTTTAAAGCTACGTTTTGCGGTATTGCTGTAGTGCTTGTTATTTCTTCTTCGCTGTCTACATGGAAAACGCATGTAACTAGATCCGTGCCATTAATTAACTGGGTAAATCCTAGTCCGTGTTTTTTTAGTAACGGATTGATAACCTCAAAAATTTTCGGTAAATCTGCGTAGCTATAGCCGTAGCCTTGCGTAGCTTTGTGAATTACTGGGACTTCTTGCTGGAAATTAGCCAGCGCTTTAAATAGATTTTTCATAAATTGGTTTTTAAGTTTGTGCGTTACCGAGTCGCACCCCTCGTTTGATTATTAGATAGTTTTTAATTCGATTACTTTAGATGGGCAACACCAACCCAATATTTTACCATTTTTAGTAGTTGTTCCCTCGTAACATTGAACTCCGAAATTTTCAGTTAGTTTAACATTGTACAAAGTGATTAGTACTTGTTCGTAAGTTTTAGTTACTTTATTGAACTTTGAAATTGGGCTTAAATAAGTGATAGTTTTCATAGTCGTTTTTTTAAAGTTGCGTCTCATTGACCTAACAAAGATACTTTATATTTTGATATAAACAACACTTCGACAAAAAAAAGTTAAAATTTTATTATATTTTTTATTTTCGTGGTGTACGTGTCACTTTTAAACGTCCATTGTCCCCAGTCTATTTCGCCTTTTTTCTTTAGTTCTGCTATTTTATAGAATTCGTTTTTATCTAGGTAGCCTATTACGTAGCCGTAAGTCATGTCTACGGACACCGCGCACCATAAATAAAAGTCAGTTTGCTGGCTGCTATTAAACGCGCTTATATTAGCGTTAAAGTCGTCGTTTGGTTCTTTGTCTGTTTTGATTGTTTTAACGTCTATTTTTTTTCCGTTGCTAATTAAGTCGTAATTGTAGTCGCCTTCGTATTTAACCTCTTTGCCTCTAGACCTTAGAAATTCCATAGCTAAAACTTCACCTATAGCGCCGTAAATTTGGCTTTCGCCTTTGGTTATTGAATTCTTTAGGCATTTGAAGTTATAAAGGTCTGTAGCTTCTTCTATTTGTTCTGGTGTTATGTATATTTTTTTCATTGCAATGATCTTACTTTTGTTTTATACGTTTTTATTATTTCTTTCAGTTCGTCTATAGTCCATTTTTTCGTAAGGTGTGCGCGTCCTTGAAGTTCAAGTAGCTTTTGCGCCCCGATTCTCTTTTGTATTCCTATTTGATAGTTAAGAAGGTTACCGCTTAAATATGTATTGCAGTGTTCACATTGTAGGTGACAATTGTCTTCGTCAAAACGAACGTTACTATGTCCCCCACTAGAAAAATAATGCCCGCAATTTCGTTTCTTAGGCGGTTGCTGGCATGAAATACAGACTAGACCCATGTCGCGTAGTCTTATATACTTATTAAATATTGTTTGCGCTTCTTTAAGCCAGTCTTGTAGTGTTTTTAAGTCTTCTTTCATCTTTTTTTTAGTCGTTTTCCATTGGTTCGTCTTTACTTCTTCTACAAAGGCTTTAATACATTCGTCTTTTAAACAGAATTTTGCGTTAAATTTGATCGGTTCGAACTTTTCACGGCAATTTTTGCACCTCATTAGTCTAGTTTTATTTGTTTTGAAACGAATTGAATAAACGCACGCTGCAAGTTTACTTGCTGGTTAAATATTTCTTGTTCGCCCGTGCTTAAAACGTCGTTATCTATGCGTCTTATTTCAGTTAAAAGCATGTTAGCGCGTTGTTTGACTAGCTTAGTGAAAATTCGCTGGTCGTTTAGGTCTTCTATCCAGTCTCCTACTACTGGAAGTAATGCGCATAGCGCTACTAGTTTCTGTTCTTTTGTCATTTTTTCCGTGTTTTTATTGATTAGGTACTTTCCACATTCCCTTCATGCCTATGTAAATTTGATGTCTATTTTCGTACATCCAAACCTTGTTAATATACGTTATTTCCATTCCTTTATAAGTATTTATTCCGCATTTATAATAGTCTGACGCGTATATTTCGCACTTTATTGGATCAATTAACATATAAGGAATCATGTTCTTAAGTATCTTTTTAAATCGTCTTTTTGACGTGCATTTATTTTTCATTTGTTTCGTTTTTTTGTATTAAATTTTTTCAAATAATCTGGAATTTCATTTGTATATTTTTCAAGGTAATAGTCTTCTGCTTCTATTGACCTATTCATACTATAATATTTTTCCCTATGCAAACAAGCGTCTTGAAATATAGTTTTAATCTGTCTTTTATCCTTTTTTCTAACCTTTTTAATTAAATCTTTCATCCAGATGTCAAGTTCTGAATCTGGTTCAAACCAAACTTGCTTTTTAAATTCAGTTAAAAACCATTCTGTTGCTGTTTTTTTCATAAGTCTACATTTTTAAATTTAATTTCGTGTTCTAGTTCTTCTATTCTTTGTTTTAGCTGTCCGTTAATCTGTAAACAGCGGTTTATTTCGCGTCCTTGTATTCGTAGTTCTGTTTCTAGGTCGTCTATTACGTTATAAACTTCGTCTAGGTCTATTTCTACGTCGTTTGCGCCGTCTATAAATGCTTTCGCAGTTGGTCGTTTTTCCTCTAGTTCTTCGCGGGTCAATTTAATTCGCCATTTCATCGAAAGAATTTTACCCTTTGCTAGTAATAGTTTTAGTCCAATATCCATTATTGCATTGATTTTAATTTGTGTCCTAAATTTGTCATTTTAAGCTGTGGCGCTTGTTTCTTTTCCCTATTTGCGTAAATCCTATTCCCTTTAAAATCTAGCATATAATACTGGTATTTATCTAAGTCCAAATATAACTTATAAACTCCGTTTTTCGATACGCCTTTAGGTTTGCTTTTGGCTACTTTTAAATGTACTTCGTTCTTTTCTGCGCCGTTACCCTCTGAATCTAACAAGCCGTAAGGTGGTCTCCATGGTATTAATACGCTTAGACCTTTTCTAAACCAAACTTGACCGCCCGCGAAGTCTCTAGCGCTAGGCATAGGAAAATAACTTATATCCGTGCCAGCTATTGTTTTAGAACTTACCATAGGTTGGTCTCGTACGTGGTTAATTACGCAGTTATGGCGTCCAGTTTTACGCGCGTTTTTTCTTACTTGTCCTAAAATCCTACTAAGATACTTGTCTTCGCGTCCTAGGTCAGCTTGTATAAATTCCTCTGTTAATTCGTTCCAAGGGTCAATAGTAGTGGTGTGAATTTTCATTCCCTCTTTTTTCTCTATTTCGTCTACTAGTTCATAAAATTTTGTAATAGTTAGGTCTTCGTCTATTGGATCAATTACTATAAAATGTTCGTTTATAAACATTTCAGCTATTACTTGTTCGCTGTTCGACATAGAGTTTTGACCTTGTACGTAGGGTTTTCCGATATACTTGTAACATAGTTCGGCGAATATTTCAGCACTACTCCCAGTTTCGGGCGAAAATATTACATGATTCCAGTTATGTAAACACGAAAGGTTTATAAGAATTTCGAACCAAAGTTCCGTTTTTCCACTAGCTGGCGCAGAACCTATATAAGTAGTACAACCTTCTTTTATTGTGTATGGTAATAAATCCCAGTCCCAGCCTATTGACTTTCCGCGTACGTCTTTCTGTTGGCGTATATCAAAGAGTTCGTTATTTACGTTTGTTAGTCTTTTGTACATTAGTCTATAATTGTAGTGGGTAAATTAAATTTAGGTTTATTTCTTTCGATTTTATTTTTAAGCCATGTCTTTAAGCGTAATTCAATGTTAAACGAAGTCTGTTTTTCGTATCGCATTTTCTTGTCTTTGTCGCCGTGTTCAGTCCAATAGTCAAAAAATTCCCTAATCATTTGCTTTTCATAAGATTCTAAAAAAGGTTTTAATTTATCGCCAAACTTTTGTTTGCGAACTATTATAGTATCTTCTTCTTTATCTTTATCTATAATGCTAGAGCCTTGCTTTAGCGACGCTTTAGCCTTGCTTAAGCCACCCTTGCGTCCAGATTCACTGAGTTTCAAACGTTTAGCTGTTATTTCTTGTTTCTCTAAATCTAAAAATCTAATAACTAAATTATTTTTTTTCGTTTTTAAATATCCTTTTGCTATTAATAAATCAACTATTTCGGCATTACGTAAACGCAGCTTTGCTTCTTCTATTGTCATCTGGTTATTACGATTCCAGTATTCAGCACATACGCTAATAAATGCGCCTTGAAGTTCAAATGATTCGTAACTTATGTTACCAGTTATCCACTCGGTGGCGTTAAACTTAAAAAAGGGTAGTTCCTTGCTCATAGTCGATCATTGTTGGAATAGACGAACCAGTTATAAAACGTCTATATCGTTCTTCTAATCCGTTTGAATAATAAGCAATAATATATACATTGCCATTTTCTTTAAATTCTGCCCTTTCGGCTTTGATTAAAAACCAATCATTTTTAATTTTAATCATTTTATCAATTTTTTAGTAAATAAAAAACCCTCGCATATCCACGGGGTTCGACTTCCGTTTCAATACAAGGGTTAATAATTCCTTAAGGCTTTATAATGTCGAACCAAGCCATTCACAAATATAACGTATTTACTCTATTAAAGTTGCATCGAAGTCGTATTTTTTTTCACGAATCCAGCGTTTAACTCTATTTAACTGGTATAAATTAGCACAATTGTTAATATCTTCTATTAAATTCCGTGTTTTTGGTTCTACTTTATAGCCGTCTAAAGTCTCTAAGTATTCATATATATAAGCCTCGTATTCTTTTTTATGATATTTAACTAGTATATGGTGCGTCTTAATGTTATGAATAGCGCTGGCGTGCGTCATATTGAACATTTCAGCTATAGCCTTGTAAGTTAGTCCGCATTCCTTTAGCTTGTGTTGTAAATACGCCTTTTTGTAAATCTGTTGGCGCTTTCTGTTTGGTGTGTTTAATCCGTCGCGATCAATGAAAATACGGATTACTTCTATTATTTTGTCGTTCATGCTTTTTCTATTCTAAAATTACCTAATAAACAAAGTCCCCTTGACCTTAATTCTTTCTTTTTCCAATTACACAACGCTTTATTGTCAAACGTCCAGCTGTGAATAACATTCGAACCGCTGTAGTATACCAGTTTAAATTTCATTTGTAGTAGTTTAAAATCCGTAAAAGTTGTCTAGTGTTTCTTGGTCTGCATACTCTAGGTAAAGTTCTTCTCTAAAGTTTTCTTCTATGTTTCCGATTCGTGTTTTTGTCGGTTTCACTTGACTATTTCGAACAATCATTTTTAACGTGTTACGCAAATGCGTTTCAGTCATTTGGTCAATGTCTATTTCTTGACCATTTTTCATTTTCCAGTAATACTTCATAATTTCTGAGTAAATTTAATTTCACAAATTCTTTTATATAGTTCTTCGTTAAAAGAACCTCTTACGTGTTCGTGTGTGGTTTTGGTCGTCCAGAACCTTACCATACGTTGCAGTCTAAATACCATAGTAGTGCCAGTTTTGAGGGTTGTCGTCTTCTACGTTTAAATCTAATTTTCTTCGTTCGTTTTCTTCTTCTTCACACATAAAATAAATGTGTTTTTTTCTATATTCTCTTACCATTTCTAAAAGCCATTCAGAATAAGCTGGCGTTATTTCTATTTCGCCTTCTTCGTCGTTACCTACTTCGCCACTAAAATACGTTCCTTTAATTGGTTTTAAAGTAAAGTCTAACATTTTCCCGTTGTATTCTTTGTCTAGCCAGTCAAAGTCGCAGACAACGTCGTAAATAAAGTCATTGTAGCTATAGGATAAATTTAACGTGTATACGTCTAGTTCACATTCTAAAATATCAAACATTATTACCAGTTTTTAGTTATTAATTCGCCGTACTTTTCTAAAACTTTGCTTTGCTTAACGGCTTTTTCTGTTACTTCTTGTTTTACTTCGTTCGTGTTTTCAGCGCCATAAGGTCTAATTACAGCTAAACTAATTACGATTAAAATAATTACACCAGCGCAGATGTCGCCAAATGATTCTTGTAAGTTTATATTTTTCATAGTCCTAATTTTATTACTAGTTCATTAATTGACGCCCAACGTGTCGCAGCTCTTTGCGTAGCTTCGTGGTCTGCGCCTAAAACTTCATTGAATTGTTCGTACTCATTCCATAAGTCGTTTAACTCTTTTAAAATAATTTCGTTCATTTCTTTTTTCGTTTTCATAACTTGTTTTTTTGTGTGTTTGTGAATTAATTATATGCAAATATAAATACTAAATCCGAACTACCAAACTTTTTAAACATTTTTTTTAAAGTTTTTTACATTTATTTTTAATTTCCTTTATTCTACTATATTTGTAGAGTATTTGTAAATTACCTATTCAAGGTTCTAGAACGCGCTCGCCAAAAAGTCATCGTTTTAGAACCTTTTTTTATACTTAAAAGGTATTAATGTAAGAGAAATTCGGTTAATTATAAGGCTATAAGCTGAAAAATACTTAATGTTTTTAAGGCTATAGACTGATAAATTGCTAAAAACAATGCGCATAAACGGCATTAAACCGATTACGTCCAGTTTATGTGACATAAAAAAAGGGTTAACGCTTTCAACTGCTAACCCTAATTCTTAAAAACCTATTATGAAAGTTCAAATATACACTAAAAAAAGAATTCGTTTATACTCTTTTGTTCTAAATCGTAGTTAAAATGTATAAATCCGCTTTTACCTAGCTGGAAATTAGTAGCCACCCAGTTTGAAGACGGGCTAAATGCTGGGTAATTGTAATACTTAAATACGTCACTACTAGACGAATCGAATAAGTATAAATGACTATCGCCTTTTTCGAAAATAATTTCGTACCCTTTATTTAAAAGTTGCTTCGTGTTTAGGTAGCCTAGTATTTTATTAATCTGGTTCGCGTCAATTTTGGGGCGGAATCCGTGTTTTAAATTGTGGGTGTCTTTTCCATGTGTCGTAACAAAACAATAGTTACCGATTATTTCGTGATCAATAAACAAAGTCTGGTTAGTTACTAAGACGTTTTTTAAATCCCTTTCGACATACGTTTTAAAGAACTGATTAACAAAGTAGGAAAAGTCCCCGCTATGGTTATCGTTACAAATATTCCTAACGTAGATTTTGTCGTAGAACGGCGAAAGCTGGGTAATTAACATCGTCTTAAATAAGAAACCAACGTCGAACGCTTTCTGGTTACTCATGTTCTGTGGTAAGGTGTGACCGCCTCTAGTAGTCAATCCGTTAAAGCCGTCTAAATAGTCGCCTAAATCTAAGATATGTAAGACGTTACTATTTTGTTTTGCTAGTGTGTGGTCAATCATTTGAGACAAACGCGTAAATAGTATGTCTTCGTTCCATTCAGACGCGTATAAATTACGTCCTTTGTCGGTTACGTCCATTCCTATGTGAACATCTGTAAACACCAGCTTGTCAAAAGACCCGTTAAAATTCCGTGTTTGTTTAGGCTTTACTTCTAATTTAGGCGCGTTTTCTAGTAGCTTATGAAAGTCTAGGTCTAATTCTTTTCCAGCGTTAAAACTAGGGTTAGCAAAAAATAAACTAGCGTCTTTTGTTTTAATCCAGCCGTGCTTAACATCGTTTTCATTTAAGCCCATTTCATTAGACTTGTCTTTGATTGCCCGATATTGTTTAATTAGGTCGAATTCTTGCGGACTTAACCGCACACGTGGAACGCCTTTGCTTACTACTGGACGCCCGCCTTTGTTTTTATTCATTTGAAAAGTTTAGGTAGAAGTTTTAACCTACTTCTAAAGGTTTCGCTAAAAGATAACCTCGTAAGGAATCCTATAACGAATGCAATTATAACAAATAACCAATTAATTTTCGTCTTTGTTATGTATTTATTTTTATATTTTATCTTTTCAACGTCCGATTTTAGGACTTTTGTTTTGTATTTATATTCAATCTTAGTTTGAAACCGCGTTTTAGGCACGTAGGAACGTTTGTAATGCACTATTGTATCTTTTTGAACTACTATCCTTTCCCAGAAAATAGAGTCTCTTAAAACGTACGGAATCGAGTCTATAGATGAAATGGTAATTGTGTCGCTATCCACGTCGCAGCTATAGCCTTTTTTAATTGCCTTGCGTAAATGATAGTTCACGCTGCAACTTGTCGCAAATATAGTAGAAATTAGCGACAGAATAATTATCGAAACTCTCATCTGTTATAGGTTTTCGAGCATTTTAATAACGCGGGGGTCTGGGTACATGTCCGACTTGTCTTTACGAACCGAGTTATGTGTAAAAATTCCTTTAGTCCCTTTGAATGCTTCTTTGTCAATTGACCAGATTTCACTTCTGTAGTCTTTTGGGATGTCGTAAGTTTCGCAAAGGTATTCAACTAACTGGCGTAAAGATTCTATTTGTGCGTCGCTGTATTTATACCAATATTTATAACCTTTGTAAGGTGTTTCTAGTTCAGTAACGTAAGACGGATTAACTACACCGCCAGCGTAATTATAATACTTGTCGCCTTTCTTTTTAAGGTAGCCCCAATTGCACACCTCGATACCTACAGATAGTTTATTTAAGTTGGAATACTTCGCGCCATTACGTGCAAAGTCTTCTTGGTCTATTCCTAAATGCCACGCCCAATGCTTAGACGAAAAACATTGTACAATCGTTCCGTTTTCACCAATGATAAAAGCCGTAGCTATTCGGCTGTCGTTACCATTCCAATATCTACTAACCCCTTCTGCGTTGCCATTGCCAGCAGTGTGGTGTAAATAAATCTGCGTCTTAGGTGAACTTTCAGCAAAATACTGATTGTCTTTTAACCTAACTTGTTTAATAGCTTGAATGTCTAGTTTTTTCATCTTAGTTCGTCGAAATTTTCTTTAGATCGTTTAACAAAATTTATAAACTTGTCCCAAACATTTACGCCAGTTACACTAAAGTAGCTTTCGTTAATGCTTTTAACTTCTGTAATGACACAAAAGAAAGTAAAGGCTTTAGTTAATACTAAGTCAATAGCAATAAAATGACCTAGAATGTCGGCAACTACGTACTTTTCCATTAAGAAAATGAATACAATAGCGCCCGAATAAAGCAAAGACTTACTGATAGTGTGCGAAAGTCGTCTACTTCTTATTGATTTCCAGCCACCCTTTTTAACACTACGCCAGATGCCGAAACACGTATCTAAAATAATAGATAAAACAGCAACTAAAATAAGAGGCTTAATAGGCGAAAGAATAGCGAACGCCGACAATAGAAAAATAGATAGCTTAGACTTCATTAAAATACCATTATAGCATTATTATATCCGTTGTCATTATAGCGCTGACCACAACGTCCGTAACAAGTTCCTACACAATCGCACATTTCTATTTGTGGGCGTAAATCCGTGTCGCGGTTTTCTTGACTAGTGAACTCTGGAAATAAGTTTTTGTTTGCTAGTAGGTATTTGATTAATCTAGCTTCAAAGAAAGACGCCTTTTGTGCAAAATGCTCCATTCCGAAAACTACTTCTGTACGACTTACACTATTTGAAAAGTCGCCGTTTTGAGTTTGAAGACCTTTGTTTTTAAGCTGGTAAGATAGTCCAAAAACAGCGTCTTCTGCTGAACGCCAAGCCACTACGGGTTGAATAAAACCAACTAACGTTTCTTCGTCTGGGTTTAAAGTTTGCGTATTGTACGCGTCTAGTAAGTAGTTATAAAATACACTACCTAGAATGGGCTGTACACGTAGGTCTGACTGCGTTTTAATGTACGGCGTTACGTCTGTTACGTCTACGTTAGCCGTAATAGGTGTGTTCGTCTTTAAATATGTTTCTGTTATAAAGTATAGCATTTTATAAAGGTGTTGCTGGTGTTGAACTTGGTACTACGTCGCCACCTTCGATAGGTGCTAAACTTGCAAGGGCGCGAACTTCGTTTGTTGTCATTGTATTAAGTACCTTTGTCGCTACTAGTGGACTCATTGCATTAAGCGCGTCTTGAGTTTTACTAGCGTCGCCTTCTACTTCTACAATTGTCTCATTAATTATTTGGAAATTCTTAATAGTAAAGTCAGCTTTTTGTTTGCAGATTAAAAGCAATTCTGTAAAGACTTCTTCTACCATTTCACGCAAAGGAATAACTACATTCTTTTCAAAAATAATGTAGGCTTGTTTAATGTCTGCGCCGTTACCTAGTGATCCAGTTGTACGCACACCCATTAAGATTGGGTCGATTGTATGCGCAAAACAAATTTGTTCTGTATTTAGTCCGCTAGCTTCTTGAAACATTTTATCGTTAGAGTTCGTCGGAATGCTTTCTATTTTCGGTAATTGGTCTGGACTATTTGCGAAAAATGCTACACCTTTTCCAGCGTTCTGCGCGCCTTTCATTCGGTCTATTGTGTCTCTTAATACTTTCTTTTCTTCTTCGCTTTGTGGACGTTTTGGGAACATCATTGCAAAGGCTGGGAAAATAGAGTTTTGAATGTTTGATTTTGCAAAGTAACTAAGTTCGCCAGATAAAAAAGCAAAGTTTAAAGCGCTTGTATATTGTGGCAATGGGTAATAATCTTGTCCGATTGCTGGAATTTCGTAAGCGTAAAGCTGGCATTTGTCCGTGTTTAACGGGTGATATTTAGTAACTGGAATTACGTCAATTCTAGAAGCCCAGTCGTCACATAAAAAATAACAATCTTTCGCGCGATTAATACGAACCTTTTCTGGCGAAATGTTTTCGACTCTTTTTACTTTGTGTTTTTCATCAAAGTGTAGCATAAAATAAACGCGGTTGTGGAGTACGATTTGTTTAGCCACTAGTCTAACAGACTTAGCTAACTTTAGTTTCTTTTCCCACGTGTAAATATCTAGCTTTTCGTCTGGCGTTAACTTGTCCGTCTTTAATTGGTAGCCCGCGCCTATAGTAGCGTTTACTTTAAAGTCCACAATTGCCCCGTGTAAAGGCGAAGTAAAATAAAGCTGGTTAAGTGTTTCTGGAAATAGGTTGTCTTGACCAAACGGAATGTAGCCAGACACTTGATAACGTCCGTTTACGTAAGGTAGCGACAAGTTAGCGTTACCTATCTTACCGAAAGGCGTACTAAATGACTGATAGCCTTCTACTACTTCTGGTTTTTGTTGTTTAAATCTGTCAAAAATTCCCATATTTTATTCATATATAGAAGAAACAGCTACACCGCTTACCACCATGCGCCCTTCTTCGATTAAATTAAGTTCTTCTGTATTCGTGTTTTCGTCTATTACTATGTCTGTTAGGCTTTCAAACACTTTATAGGTGTATTGACCTTTCAATAAATCTAAGTCTACGCCTTCTTCTAACGTAAATAGGTTGTATCTATAAGGGTAACTAGACGTGTCCGCGCCTATCCAGTAAATTGGATCGACAGCCGTGTTAAATTCGTCTTCAAAAACAAATAAATAAAAGGGGTCTACTAACGTTGTTACTTCTGACAGCGTCAAAGCAAACGTATTAACTTGTCCTTTTTCTATGTAAATCATAACTATATTAAAAGTTAAAAAGCAAATGTTCATAAAACAACAAACCCCACCGAATAGGTAGGGTTGTTATAAGTGTTACGTTTCTAGAATGTAACTAAAACCAATTAAACTGTAAGACCAGCAATAATAGTAGGGTCTACTTCGTAAGCTAAACTTTCGTTTTCAGCAGTCAATACTAAAGAGTATTTAGATCCGTCCGCTCTAGCAGTTCCCGAACCTTCGCCGTAAGCTGTTACTTGTAAGAAAGGGAAATACCAATACTTTCCGTTAGCGTCACCTACGACAGCGTTTAAGTATTGTTGTCCAGCGCCTAAGATTTTAATAGCTTTTGACTTCTCTTGGTCGCGTCTGTGGAACATTAAGTTAATTGTTTGAGTAACATAAGACGAACCATTTACTAAATCAATAGCGCCTTCTTCTGTAAAGTTACCAGTATTACGTTTGAACTCCAAAGCCACGTAAGGTGTTGTGTGTGTAATAGCGGTTACTTCCCAGTTCGTACTAGTTTCGTTAGTAGTAATTGCAGTAATTTCGTCTTGTTGGTTTATTAATAGGGTGTAAATACCACCGCTATTTGGGTCGCAACCCTTTAGTATTTCTTGTAATGTAGCACAAGCCATGATTATAATTTTTAAAGTTAAAAAAAAGGGGCGGGCGCATTACCCACCCCCGTTATTTAGTTAGTTATTGACTAGTCGAAACAAACGTTGTAAACAACAATCTGGCTAGGGTTCGTATATGCGAAACCAGCTTTCAAGTTAGCACGTGTACGGATGTAAGGTTCTGCTACTGAGTCAGCAAGATTAACAGCTTTCAATGCTTTTGAGTCTCCATCAGAGTCAAATGCATAAATAAGGTCTGTTTTCAAAGCTAATACCATAGTTGAAGTTGGCATACCTTCTGCAAGAACGATTTTAATTCCTAAGAACGTAGGCGCTAAAGGTGCAGTAACGTAAGTCAAAGTGTTACCAGAAGCCGCAGCGATTTGGTAGTTTACGAATACGTCAGAAGAAACGAACAAACGAAGGTCAGCACGTTTTGCTTGAACCGCAGCTGGTGACGCTTGAAGTACAGCTGTCATTTGAGCCAATACGTTAGCGCTTGTAATTGCAGCAGAATATAAACCTACTACGTCTGCGTCTGCACACAATTTTTTCAAGTAACCATCACACAAAGAAAGAACTGGGTCTGTGCTTTCTGTGTCACCTTGCCAACGGATTAACTCTAAATCGTTACCGATACGTCCAGCCATTTCATTCCAGTAGTAAGACATGAAAGAAGCTACGCTAAAGT